CCACCATAAGCAACAACCGATTGTATGTCTGGATTCTCAGAAAGAATTATTCTTTCATAATCATTGTCAACTACACAACGATTTTGAGTTTGATAACTTTTCGGAGCATTAAACTTAATTGACTCCAGTGTTTCAGCATATCTACCACCATTAGCAGCAGCATCAACAGATTTAACAGCCGCAGTTACAGCAGTTCCGTCTGCTTCATATTGAGAGTTGATCTCAAAATTCTTAGCACCATTAGATTCTTCACCATTACAAACAACATAATCAACAATAATAATGTTGCCGCTCTTAGGTGTTAGACCAAGTGCACCCTTACCAAAAATAATTTCATACTTTTCGTCATATGCTTCTTCTAAGAAATAAACTGGAGAAGTGGAGAAGATTTGATTGATATTGGTTGCTCTTGTGTAGTCAACCGTTGTTTCGTCACCCACTGAGTTTTGAATCTTAACAGAAATAGAAGAAGAATCAATCTGAGCATTAGGTAAAATGTAACGCTTAGGATTATTAGCATCAACAACAAATCTGTGTGTTAGATGCGTACCTTCTTTAATTGTAATTTGTTTTTCAAACTGACCGCCTTCATTAATAACTGTATGCGCTTCAGTCGTCAGAAAGTTATATGACACATCATCTACAGTTGTTTTAAACTTAGAATACTTAGGAATGGTCAACTGTGAGGTTGTTCCTGGAACGTCAGTAAATCTAACTGTTACTGTTGCCATTGCGCCAGAAGCAGACAATGGAGTATACCCTAACTCCTTTGCTCTAGAAACAACAGAGTCACGCTGTTGTGCTGTGTCTAAGAACATTTCGTTAGCAAGCATATTAACGTAATAAGAATTATAGTGTGTGTTATATGCAAGCAAGTCAAGTAGAACTGCCATTACAGAACCTTCGTAGTCGAAGTCCTTAATACTTTCCTGTGACTTTAGATAACTTTTAAGATTATCTCTAATCTCATTAAAGTCTAGTTCTGTTGCTTGTAGATAGGTATTAGCTGCCATTATCGTACTCTTTCTAGAATAAGGTCAAGAACAACTGGTGTCGGATCGTTCTTAATCATGAATGCGAGTGATGCTGTAAGAGCATTTTTATCAGGATAATCTTCAACAATAACGTCAATGATCTCTGCTCTCGGTTCATAGTTATTAATCACTTCACGAATTGCTCTTTCCATATTCTGCTTTGTAGCAGGAGTAAACAACTCAAACAAATGATGACGAAGAGAGCATCCAATATCAGATTTAAATGGACGCTCATAATAGTTTGTCATAATAAGAGCTTTAACAGATTGCTTAACTGCTTCTCTGTTTTTCTTGCGCACAACCTGACTTGTTTCTGGGTGCGGGATAAACGCCAGATCTAAATCGCTAAAGATATCTTTCTTAGGTTGTGCCATTTCTTATTTATTGCTCGTTTTTAATATTTTGAATTTCTACTCTACGTTCTTTACATAACTTAGAAATCTCACTAAGAGCTTTTCTTGCTCTAGTGCCTGCTGATTTGTTACCACTTTCAAACTTTTCGCTTTCAGATGCGTATGTTTCAAATAAATTTACTAAAGAATCATGAATAATCATAAAAAAACTCCTTGACGAATTACGTCAATACCATTATAATCAATTTGCCGCCTTTAAGGAACGGTAGAATTAACTTTTATTAACTTCCTATTTAGCCGCCTGCGAAAACGTCAGGTGAGCCAGCAGCAACTTGCGTACAAGTAGGATCGCCAACACGCCCACATTGTTTTCCATTAACATATACTGTACTCGATCCAGCTGAGATAGGTGTTGCGTGTCCAGGACAAGGTGAACCTGGAAGTAAATGACCAGTGTTGTTATCTCCTTGTCTAGAGACAGGAATACCATTAGCAAATACGTTTCCAGATCCAGCTGCTCTTACCATACCTGAGCAATGAGGAACGTCAGCATCTCCAATTCTTGTTACTGCGGGCATTACTTTGTCTCCCTTTCTTTTAAATTATTAAAATAATATCCTAAATTATCCAACCATTCATGTTGTTCATCAGTATGTGGACCTTCAGGATAATCAAATTCAGCTTTAATTATGTGCTCAAAAGAGTTTGGTACGTCTTCGTATGCACCAAACGTCTGTAATTTTCCATCTATCATAACAACAAAATTTCCACTAAGCAATTTGATATTCCTTTATCCAATTTATAAGCACATTAAAATCATTATATACTATTTGTTCTACTGTTATTGTTTCTTGCGATAGTTCTTCAGATCCACCAGTTCTGTATTGAACCAGAAGATTATATTGTTTTGTTACATATGCTGTTTGATCGTTTTTTATTGCAACTATATCTTTATTTGGAGGCACTAATCCAGTTCCAGTTACAACAGTTGGAGCAACGTGGCTATCTGATAACGGATCAAAGTTATAATCATCATCTAAGTTAGTTGCGCTTCCCTTATCAATAACATAAAATTTATCTTCAAACTGATTGGTGTACTTGCCAGATAATCCACTATAAGCTCCGCCACTAACAAATGACACGCCTGGATCTAGATCTTCGGGATTTAATAAAATAACATTAGCAATAACAGTACCACCGCCAGTAAGTTTAATTGGCCATCTATGACTAAACTGCGTGTTCCTTATGACGTGCCAATCAGTTTTATTATTCAGGTCCATTGATTCTGGTATTGTAGTAACAGCCATTATGCGTTATTTGCCCAGTAAGCAGTTCCGTCACCGTAACTTAACAATATCTGACCCTGCTGTCCGTCCGAACCAATGACATCGCCAAGCGTCCATCCAAGCAAGCGAGAATCAACAAGATCAAGAACAGTGTTAGAATCCACGCTGCCGCCGCTGCCACCAAGACCGCTGATAGCATTGTTAGTTGCTGTAAGCCATGCGTTAGTGTTAGCAACGTATGCGTTAAACGTTGTGGTAGAAACATACACTGACAAGTCAGGTTTATTAGTTAGATCATTATAGTTTCCACTAAACAATGTTGGTTGATTAGTCAAGTCGTTGTAATCACCACTAAAGAAGTCAGCATTAGCAACCTCTAGATATCTATTAGCAAGCGTGATAGTATTAGCAACTTGCATGCGATCAGCAACTAGCGTATTAACATTAGCCACCTGCATTCTATCGTTGACTAGTGTTAATGTGTTCGCTACTTGCATACGATCAGAAACAAGTGTACGAATAGCAGTGTTAGTTGCTGTAAGAGCATCCCATGTAGCCAATCCTGATGTATCTGTTGAAGTTACGTTAGCAACCTCTAGATACTTAGCAGTGTATGATACAACGTTAGCTACCTGCATTCTATCGTTAACTAGAGAAAGAGTATTTGCTACTTGCATTCTATCCGCAACTAATGTGTTAACATTTGCTACCTGCATTCTATCATTAACTAAACTGTATGTGTTTGATACAGACATAGTATTAGCAAACTGCGCACGTATTATTGTATTTGTGCTAAGAAGGGCAGACCAAGTTGCTAAGTGTGATACATCTGTTGTTGTTGAGTTTGCAACCTCAAGATACTTAGCAGTGTATGATACAACGTTAGCCACCTGCATTCTATCGTTGACTAAAGTTAATGTGTTAGCAACCTGCATACGATCATCAATAGCAGTATTAACAGCAGTTAACCAAGAGTTAGTATTAGCAAAATAAGATTGTGCGTTAGCAACAGATAATGTATTAGCAAATTGCGCACGAATAGCAGTGTTTGTTGACGTCAGAGCTTCCCATGTTGCTAAATGACCAGTGCTAACTGTTTCAACATTAGCAACCTCTAGATACTTAGCAGTGTATGATACAACGTTTGCTACTTGCATACGGTCGTTAACAAGTGTCAATGTATTCGCTACTTGCATTTTATCTTCAATAGCAGTTGTTAATGTGGTGTTGATTGTTACAACGTTCGCTACCTGCATTCTATCATTAACCAACGACAGAGTATTAGCTACTTGCATACGATCAGCAACAAGAAGATTAGCGTTAGCCACTTGGATTCTATCAGCAATAGCAAGGTTGGTGTTAGCAAGATACGCTTCAACATTAGCAACTTGCATGCGGTCGTTGACTAAAGATAAAGTGTTGGCAACTTGCATTCTATCAGCAATTGCGTTATTAGAAGCAGTTAGCCAAGCATTAGTGTTAGCAAGATATGCTTCAACATTTGCTACCTGCATTCTGTCAGAAACAAGGAGAGAAACGTTAGCAACTTGCATACGGTCAGCAATTGCGTTATTAGAAGCAGTTAGCCAAGCATTAGTGTTAGCGAGATTACTATTAATCCAAGCGTTGGTATTAGCGAGATACGCTTCAACGTTAGCCACCTGCATTCTGTCAGCAACTAGACTATTAACATTAGCAACTTGCATACGGTCAGCAATTGCTAAGTTTGTGTTAGCAAGGTTACTATTAATCCACGCGTTGGTATTTGCTAATGCAGCTTGGAAGACAGAGTTAGATGCTTTCGTGGCAAGTGATGTAACAACAGTTGTCGCAAAGTTTGCATCATCACCCAACGCAGCTGCCAATTCATTTAATGTATCGAGTGCTGCTGGAGCACTATCAACTAAGTTTCCGATAGCTGTAGAAATTTCGCTTTGAACATTTGCTACTTGCATTCTATCGTTAACCAACGACAGAGTATTTGCTACTTGCATTCTATCGTTAACTAGAGAAAGAGTATTAGCAACCTGCATACGATCAGCAACTAATGTATTGACGTTAGCAACTTGCATGCGGTCGTTAACAAGCGTCAATGTATTTGCTACTTGCATTCTATCATCAATAGCAGCAGTCAAAGTTGTATTAATGCTATTGACATTCGCTACCTGCATACGATCGGCAACTAATGTGATAACATTAGCAACCTGCATTCTGTCAGCAATAGCGAGGTTAGTGTTGGCTAGAGATAATTGTACGGCAGTATTTTGCGCGAAGGTTGCTTGTAGATATGCGTTTGAAACTTCTCCTGCAGAAGCAGCTGTAGTTTCAATATATTGATTGGTGTTCGCTACAAATAACTGGAATGTTGTATTAGAAACTAAATCTGTATGTTCTGTTACTGCGTTAGCAACCTGTAGTCTATCATTAATTTGTAACTGTAGATTTGCTACCGCTGAATTTGTATTCGCAAGAGAATGATAGAAATACTCTGTTCCAATATATGTCTGATCAAGTTTTCCTATTAGATCGTCTATTCTAGCATGAAGGTTAATTATTTTAATATCTGTGTTTGAAACAAACTGCTCATACTCTGACCTCGGAACAATATCAGCAGCAGTATTAATACCCAAAGATTTAAGAGCAACAGCATAATCTATTTTTGGTTGCTGTGCTGTTGTAGTTGCTATCGTTGGTGTTTCAACAACAACTTCCGTGGCAGCTTCTTGAGCAGCAAGAAGGGCAAGTGCTTCTTTGAGTTTGGTTAAATCATCAGCCATCTGCTTGTAATCTCGCTAACTGCGCTCTCTCTTCTGCTGTTAAGCCAGCGACCAACGTTGGATCGCTACCAAGTGACGTTGCTGTTTCTTTTGCGTTTTGAATTGATTGTTCAGAAGAAGAAGCAACTGATGATGGAGAAATAGAAACAGAAGGCGCACCACCTGGAGGATTAAGATCGATCTTAGGTGCATTATCAACAATATGATTGCCCGATACACGTGCTATTTCGCCAGCGACATTAGTATCCATTCTTCCATCAACTTTGGTTGTAACATTACCTTTAATATGTTGAACTAGATTGCCGTCAACCTGCATATCCCAGTTACCTTTTACATATGTACTTGCGTTACCATCAACAGTAATGTTACAGTTTCCTTTAACATATACGTTCTTATCTTTAATGGTAATGTCATAATCATCACCAACAACACGTGTTACTTTGTTGCCGTTCTCATCAATCTCATAAAACGTACCAGCAACATGATATTCTTGAATGCGCTCAGCCCCAAGCGTGTCATCAAACTCAACCATATGTCCAGCTTCTGACTCATACACATGATTAAATGGATAAATTGCTCTTGACTTAATTAATGGTTCGTCCCAACTTGGACCGCCATGCGCTCGAGCTATACTCTTAGACTGACCATCTTCTTTTGCTTTCTCAATGTCATGTGGGTTATCTGGGTCAGCAACCGCACGTCTGTTAACATCAGGCTCGTCTAGATACTCTGGATAAATTTCATATGGATCATTAAAACCTTTGTCGCCGTTCGGTGGTAACTCTGGGTATCCAGGAATCGAACCAAGAACAACTGGCTCTTGAGCACGGTCGCCATCCATAAAGAATCCGAACACCCAGCTACCTTCAAACAAACCAGATGGCGAGTGACCATATCCGCTAACTGAAGCGGAGTTGGTACTGTTCATAACGATCGCCCACGGCAGAGCTTCAGTAGGCACTTCGACTTTATCGTCAGTATGCCAACCGAAAGCGCGTACACGAACACGACCCATTTTAACTGGGTCGGCTCTTTCCTCGACTACACCTATAAACCAAGTGAAGCCATCTCTGCCAAGGAAGTTATGCATTACTTCTCAGCGTAACCTGTAGAATACTCTAGATTTACTTCTTCGTTAACATCAACCACTTCTGGTTCTTCATCAAACTCCATTAATACTTCTGGTTCTACTGGAGTTTGAATCTCTGGTTCAACGACTTCTTGAATGAATTGTTTTTTAGGTGCTTGACCACCTTTCTTTGGAAGTGCCATTTTTTTCTCCTATGACGCTTTGCCGTCTTTAGAACATTCTAAGACAGATACAAAAGATTCGCCGCTAATTTTCTGACGAACTTTAGTAATTAGGTATTTTCCTGTTAAGTATTTATCGTCCGAGCTGTGGGATTTATCTGTCTCAATATCTGTAGAGAATGGGAACTGTAGGAAGATAGTATCGCCAACTTTTAGCTCAGAGTTACCATGTAGTGTGACTTCAACAATTGTATTAAAGATGCTTTGAGAGTATGCTCGCTTTAGATTAACTACATCATTTGTTTTCTTTGGTACAGGTTTCTCTGCTTCAAATGCTGAGTCGATATCGTGACCTGTTCTTGATGTCATTAAATTGATAACTGGATCTGTCGTTTCACCAACAGCTCCAGGAATAGCAAACTTACCCATTTGCTTAAAGCGACTAGCATAATTCTCATAGTCGTATTTCTTTTCAGTCATTCTCTTTCTATGTAAATCTACATTTACTGTTCTTGATTTTAACATTCCAGTTTGTAGATTAGAGTACATATTAGAATGAGATACAACGTTGTATGCTATAATTCTATATGCATCATGGTATTTTGAATCTTCAGATTGTTCAGGCAACACGTTGTTAAACAGATAGAAATACATTCCAACTGGATCTTGTTGCGTCAGACTTGATAGGTTCTTAAAGTTAAACCCATCAGCATTCTCGAAGAATATAAAATAAGGAACATGGTCTTCAGAATCAGCTTCTGATGACAAGAAGTCTAGGGTTTCATCAACCGTCATACTTGGAATAACAAACTTATGTAGTCCAGAGGTTTCATCTGCAAGCAATTGTTTATTGACGTTTATCTTTAAACCTGATCCAATTTGACTGTGAATTGATTTAATTTCTGCTGTCTGTACATATTGATTATATACTTTCTGTACCATTGACGTTATGGTCTTACCGCTTGTTCCACCAAGCGCAGACTTAACACGCATAGGTGCAGTTTCATAAGACTCGGCACTAATACCTGCTAGACTATAAACCTCAACCGACTCTTTGATGCGCTGACGATCGTTTACCGCATAAATTCTAAATGCGTTTCTTCTAAACTTGTCGCTGTTATCGCCTTTGTTTTTGTATGACAAAACAAGGATTTCCGTTCCAGTAAAACCAACACCCATAGAGTCGAGTAGTTTTAGCGAGTCAGAAAGTAACACGTCACACTGTATATAATGATCGAATATGTTTTCATACACATTAATTTCTTGTACCATGGATCCCAAGTCAATTACCTGACCTGTTGACGTTATTAAATCAACAGCATCGAGATCTAGATCTCCAGGTTTTTTAAACCCATTATCACTTGCCACATTAATTCCTTAGTATTGGTGTCCAACTCTGGTCGACTTTGCTATTGCCATGTTTGCAATATCAGTTGCATCAGCATCCGACGAGAATGGGAACCTATCGAGAGTGTTTGTTCCTGGTGTACCGCCAGCAGCATATCCATAATCAGTAGATGAAATGCCTGCGGGACCTTGCCGAATTGTTGATAGATTTCCAATATCGGTAGCATTAGCATCTGATGCGAACGGGAACTTTTCAATGGTGTCGACTGCGCTTGGGAAAACATATCCACCAGAAGCGTATCCATTATCTGTGGATGATTGTCCTGCTATATTATATCTACCAAGAGTTAGATCACCAACATCAGTTGCATTGCCATCTGATGCGAATGGGAACTTGTCAATAACGGTTGTGGTAGGTGAGTATCCACCAGAAACATAACCATAATCAGATGATGATTGTCCTGCTCCCCAACCTCTTGCTACTGTTAGATCGCCAACGTCAGCTGCATCAGCGTCTGACGCAAAAGGGAACTTTTCAATCTGATTGAATGGCGATGGAGTAGGAAGTCCTGGTTGTCTTCCACCAGATACATATCCATTACCGTATGATATGCTAGACTGTCCAACTGCTTTAGTTCTTAATACTACCACATCACCAATCTTAGAGGCGTTAGTATCTGTAGCGAATGGAAACTTTTCAATATCGGAGAGATAGGCATTCGGTGGAGTATAGAAACCACTCGCCACATACCCATATTCTGCTGACGATTGACTAGATGTCCAGTATGCAATCGCAGCCAGACTACCAACGGATGTGCCGCCATCTGTATCTGACGCAAATGGAAACTTATCTATATTTGGGGTCGCTGACGGACTACCACCAGTAGCATATCCATAGTTTGAACCTTGGAACGACCCACTTGATGGTCCAGCAGCAGCATCTGGCACAGTAATATCTAACGCTGCCCATGTTCCATCAGAATTCATATACAATGTTCTGTTTAACTCATCAAACGCAAGTTTCTTTACTGTGTTGTTTGCTGTTGGAAACACGTCAGTGTTAGCATAAGACTCGATAACAGAACCAGAACCAGATGATTTTGCTGCTTTTGTAAGATATAATAAATCTTCTGTGCTAACAGAGGTATTGGCAGAACCAATCTTCTCTTGAATAACGTTTAAAACTTTTGTGATATCTATTGCCATTGTTATTCCTTAGTATTGTTGTCCTGCTGGATCCATTCTCGGAACTGATAAATTGCCAACATCAGTTGCATTACCATCTGATGAGAATGAGAATTTTTGTATGGTATCTAACGCAGCAGGATCACTTCTTCCACCAGTAGCATATCCATAGTCAGTAGATGATTGTCCAGCAGATGAATATTGCGTAGCAATTAAATCTCCGACATCTGTTGCGTTGGCATCAGTTGCGAATGGAAATTTGTCGATGACGTTTGATACTGCTGGAGTACCACCAGAAGTATATCCATATTCAGAAGAAGATTGACCAGCTGAAGCCCATCTAGCAACTGTCAAATCCCCGACATCTGTTGCATTACCGTCAGTTGCGAATGGGAACTTGTCAATTGTATTTACATAATTAGGAGACACGTCAACACTTCTACCACCAGAAGTATAACCAGATTCAGAAGATGATTGGCCAGCAGAAATATATCTTGATTGTGTTAAATCGCCTACATCAGTTGCGTTAGCATCGGATGAGAACGGAAACTTATCCACAGTGGTTGTATGTGGATATCCCCCACCAGATGTATAACCAGATTCAGAAGATGATTGACCTGCCATTTGGCTTCTAGAAACCGTTAGATCGCCAACATCTGTTGCGTTACCATCTGATGCGAACGGAAACTTGTCGATAGTGTTGGATACACCTGGAATTGCTGGCTCACTTCCGCCAGAAGAATAACCATAATCAGAAGATGATTGACCTGTGAATTCATATACTTGTCTTGTCAAATCACCAGCATCTGTTGCGTTAGCATCAGAAGCGAAAGAGAACTTATCAATAATGTTTGTATATTCTGGGATGCTATAAGATGGACCATAAGGATATCTACCACCAGAAGTGTATCCATAATTAGAACCTTGGAAAGTGTAACTTGATGCTCCAGCAGCAGCATCTGGCACGGTAATATTCAATGCTGCCCAAGTTCCATCAGAATTCATATACAACGTTCTGTTTAACTCATCAAACGCAAGTTTCTTTACCGTGTTATTGGCAGTAGGAAACACGTCACTGTTAGCATACGATTCGATAACAGAACCAGAACCAGCTGCTTTCGCTGCCTTTGTCAAGAAAAACATTTCTCTTGTTGATACAGAGGTATTGGCAGAACCAATTTTCTCTTGAATAACATTTAAAACTTTTGTAATATCTATTGCCATTAGTTTTTCCTTAGAATATCTTCTACTTCTTTTTTAATTTGAGATAGATAACGTTTATCTAAAATTTTGATGCTACGTTTCTTATCGTTTTGTTCTAATTCCCAGTCATAATAAGATATTGATATCTTTTCGTCATCGGTCAGCGTGTTGTATGTTGTTTGATCAATTACAACATATTTTTCTTCAATAATTGCTCCATCAGTTTTTGTGTACTTCTGCTGTATAATTTGACGATACTCATACACATCTTCTTGAGCAGCAGCAAGCGAGCCATACTTAGTTCTAATATACAGATCAAAGTCATAGTTAAACAGTGGCCAATCGTAAAATGGATCTACGATATCATTAAAGTGTAATACAACCCAAGCTAACGATGCGCTGCCATAATATTTTTCAGCAATAGTATCTGGTCTATCGCCTGCTTGAATATCATACTCATAAAACACATCGGCGTTATCCTTAACAGAAGAACGCACTTTAAACCTTCTCATAATATTAGTGAGAAGAACACGCTTACCTTCATTTGTCAGGTCATGATATTCTTTAGGGAAATATGAAAAGTATACAGACATCGTTTATCCTTATGGCGCAAACTCTAGTGGGTTTGAATCTTCAAAGTCTTTCTTTGTAAGAATCTTAGTTTCAGCGAACGACATTGTTAAATCAATAACAACTGGCGCTTGCGTGTCTTCAAAGAACAATGGCATGTTTTCGCCGTTGTAGTTTACGCTAATGTCAGTTAAAACAGAACGTTTAATCTTAAACAAGTATGGTTGAATTGTTCTAGAGAACTCAATGTCAAACTCTTCAGGATAACCGAATGTTAATGTTCCGTCTTCAAGAGCAGGATGCATATGATACTTTAGTGTGTGTATCAATTCTTTAATAGCGTCTGATTCCCAAACGTTTCTTGCGATTAGTCTGTACTGGAATTGAAAGTTTCTAAACTTAACATCATTAAACATAACAGCCATATGTGGATTAATCGCTTTACCTTCAGCCATCATAATACCAGCAGGAACATTTTGGGCACCGACGACGCCACCTGCTAACAAACCGCCTACCAAACCACCAGCTTTAGCACCTAAACCAATAGCAGCTACACCCAAGCCAGCAGCAGCACCTTGATTTCCAGCAATTGATTCTTTTGCTTCTTGATTTGCGTCAGTTGTATTTTGCCTCAATACTCCAGAAAGAGTATCTTTAAGTTTAGTGGCTGCTAAATCTCCCAAGGAAGCCAGTCCCTCACCAGCTTGCGTGCCAGTTAAATTTCCAGCAGCCATTGCTCCAAGAACACCCATTGATTTGTTGTCATAGTTTACACCATATGATGTAGCTAGATTCATAGGAACAGGTAACGCAATACTTCTAATTGCTCTTTCGCTTGGAGTAGCATTAAGTGTTGCTCTCTTACGCTCCATTACATGAATAATCATGTAGTGATCGTTATCTAAATCTTCTGGGTATACAATTGGGTCACTAATTTTTCCACCATTGGCTTGGAACAACTCTTTAATTGGTGAGTCGATATTTGAATGCTGCATCTTTTTCTGAATCGCACGATTCAGTGTGCCTGATAATGATAATCCATTCTTACCAATTTGTACACCAATCCCGCTTGTAGCAGAATTAAATGTGTCGCCAACCGATTTGGCAGCGTTAGAAACGGTGTCTAGAAAACCCATAGAGATGCCCTATATAGAATTGTTTTGGACTATTTATACAAATTGGCATGAAGTTCTATCAAGGAAAGTACAAACCCAAGTTCCCCAAGAAATACAGGGGCGATCCATCGAATATTATTTATCGTTCCAGTTGGGAACTAAACTGCATGGCATACTTCGATAAGAATCCAGATATCGTTTGGTGGGCGAGCGAGGAGTTTCATATTCCATACGTTTCTCCTATCGACGGCAAACGCCACCGATATTTTCCTGACTTTATTGTTAAGACAAGCAACGGTGACATCGTTGTGTTTGAGGTTAAACCAGCTGCGCAATCAAAACCACCAGAGAAAAAGTCTCGCGTCACTAAGAAATATCTTAACGAAGTGAAGACTTGGGGCATTAATCAAGCGAAGTGGAAAGCTGCCGCTGAGTTTTGTGCTGATAGGAACTGGAAGTTTCAAGTTATAACAGAGCAACATTTGTTCGGCAAAAAGACTAAATAGGGAATATGGCAGCAATATTCGATAAACTATTACTACAAGGTGTTCGCTCAGGGCAAGCACCTGCTCGCACTAAAGCAGCGAGAAGTTGGTTTAGAAACATTGCTTCTGAGATAACATCGAACAGAGTGACGCCAAATAAAATGTTGGCTGACACAAGTAGGATGGTTCCAGGCGTTGAACCTGGCAAGATGTATCACTTTAGATACGATCCTAAACTTAAACAGACGTTGCCTTACTATGATAAGTTTCCACTTATCTTTATGGTTGGACCAGCGCAAGGTGGATTCTATGGTATTAATCTACACTATCTGCCGTTTAAGTTAAGAGCAAAGTTGATGGATAGTTTGTACACTATTTCTTCTAACAGAAAGTTTGATGAGTCAACTCAGTTAGCACTGTCATACAACGTGTTATCTAGTGCGAGTAAGTTTAAATATTTTAAACCAACATTTAAACACTACTTGTACAATCATGTACAGTCTTCGTTTATGCTAATACACCCAACGGAATGGGATATAGCGTTGATGTTACCAACACAACGTTTTGCTAAGGCAAGCACATACAAAGTTTATTCGGACTCTAGGGAAATGATCTAATGCCATCATTAAAAGACCAACTTAAAAATCAAGCCAAAGCTGCCGCTGGGGAATTTATCTCAGGTAAAATTAATCAGGCGCTTGGCTTAGGTGGCGGAAAGGGAGAACAGTCAGGCTTTACTGTACAGAACCTTGTTGGTACATTTAATAAGAGTGGCGTTGCTAAAGGCAGTCACTTTGAAGTTCAGTTAGTGTTACCTGCAGAACTCAGCAGCATGGATACAAGAGAATTAATGTATCGTGCTGACAGTGTAGAACTTCCTGGACGTTCGTTAATGACAATGGAACACAGATTCGGAAACTATGGACCACTAAACAAAATACCTTATGGTCAAATGTATTCTGAATCATCAATCTCTTTTATTCTTAGTGAGGATATGAGAGAAAAAGAATTCTTCGAAGTTTGGCAAAACTCGATTATACAAACTGGCGCGTTTGAGCAGCGTGGAACGCAAAGCGATTTCTATGGCTATTCACAAAGTCAGTTTAACCCAAGATATTTTGATGATTATGCAGGCAGCATTATTATTAGACAGTATGGATCAGGCGGTCAGCTGCGATCAATACATACTCTAGTAGAATGTTATCCGATTATCATGTCACCGATTACAATGAGTTGGTCGGATGATGCTATCGCAAAAATGAACGTGCAGTTTTCGTACAGAAACTACAAGGCAGTATTTTATAGACAAGATCAAGCTGGTCTGGGTTCTGGATTCTCATTCAGTATCGGAAAGAACGGATTAGCTGGATCGCTTCGCCTTCCTGGCATTGGTACTATTAGTGGTGCTACTGGTGCAGGTGGC